CTCGAAAGGAACACCTACAAGCGGCTTACACTACTTGTAAAGAGCCTTCCGACGGAGCAGTCGGACACGCCCTCCCGTAAGGGAGCACGTGCCCACCGGCACCGCGGAGGCGATATGTCTCCACTTCAACAGGTCTGGACAACCTGTTGGAGCGGTCTTGTCCTGTCTGGCTGGGATTCGATGCGCGTAGCTTGGTTCCTTCACTCTTGGGTCGTCAAGACTTTGCCCTCTAGGGGGCTCGCCTTTACGGTCAAGGAGCTGAAGAAACTTTGCCACAACGTTCGTGGTTCCTCTCTGCACTCCAAGAGATGGAAGAATGTACCGTGCAACATCCGGAAGGATGTCGTCGATACACTCTGTCATCTGGCAGTACGAGAACCCGAGAACGGATTCGCTTTCTCTCGGCTCTCTAGGTCCTTGCCCGAGCCTCCTGTTAGGGAGTGCGTCGTGCACCTTCAAGAAGCCAAGAGTATGGCGAGCACATCGTTTCCCACATCGGCTGCCGACTTGGTGTCCCTTAGGAGCTTCATCGCTCTCGCGCCTGGCGTGAGCGGTGATGGCGTCCTTAGACATCCAAGAAGGCTTCCCTCCTCCAGTTCGTCCTGTCTCGAGTGGCCTGCCACTCGGGGCGGGATTGATGGCTATCTTGAACACCTCGGTCACATGTGCGAGGAGAATGGGGTAACCCGCTCTTCCTTCCACGCCTACGCTGGGGATTCTCTCGGTGCTTTCTGTATCTCGAAAGCATCGGTGATCCTGCGGCCATGTACCGGTGTGTCTGAAGACATGCGGGAATCGTATCGCTGCGCGGGGTTGCTGTACCTCAGGTCTCAGGGGAAACCCTTTGGCATGAAAGCAACCGCAATCAGAACTCCTGGCTACAAGGTTCGGGTCGTCGGTATCCCCGACTGCCTCACCTTTGTAGAGGGGAGCTGGACTCGTTCGTCTCTGCGCTGGTTGGCTCCTGGCCACTGGCGTATAGACGGCGAGTCCCATGCGATTCCCAACGGTCTTCACTACAGGCGTGGGACGCGGTTCTACTCCTTGGACCTTTCCAAGGCGACGGACGGTCTCTCCCACGACTGTATCAGGGTAGTCATCAATGGCCTCTGCGATCGTGGTCTCATCCGTCCTGCGGATTTGACCATGTCTCTCAGAAGCCTCGGTTTGGAGCGAGGAGCGTTCTGGAGCTTCCCTGATCTCTCTGACGAGATTGGGGAAGGAACGTTCCTCAGAGGGAGTCCGATGGGCACACCTCTGTCCTTCGTTGTTCTCTCTTGGGTGAACGCCTGGGCCACCAGTGCGTTCGAGCGGTCGCTCACCCATGGTGACGACGCCGTCGGCCGTGCGAAGATAACGGAGGGTTCCCTTGGGAATCCCTCGTTGTTGGAGTACGGTCGGCGCGTCGCTGCCGTGGGGGCGTCGCTCAACCACACCAAGACCTTTAGGGCTGACCATTCGTGGACTGCCTGCGAGATCTTGGCGAGGCCAAGAGATTGGAACGAGGACGAAATGTCTCTCTTCTTCCCCCCCTCTGTTCCTCCGTCGGTCCTTCGGGCACCGGTGGAGGCGGATCCTCGGCTTGAGAACCTTGGATTGCGCCGGATGGAGAGGGTTATGAAGAGCCGCTTCCCTTGGATCGTGAAGGATCCCCGCTTGCATCTTCCGGTGCAGGTGGGTGGCCTCGGATACATAGGACGCGGTCTTGCCGTTGGTGTCGTGACGCGAATGCGCCTCGGTGCCCTGGTTTCCAGGGGACCGAGTGCCGTAATCGCTGCCGACATCATCGGTAAGAAGCCATTTCGTGAGGTGGGCCTCTACCCACGACCTCTCTGTCGCGAGGTGCGCTCCGGTTCCTATTGGAAGGCTGTTCGGGCAACCGAACAGTGGTTCCAACCTGGAGGAGACGCCACCGTGAAGCTTGAATCCCTGCTGTCCTTCAAGTCTTGTCTCATCGAGGATGAGATCAGGCTCGCTGAAGGAGACAAGTTCAGGCGAAAGAGGGTCGTGAGTAGACCAGACAGGACAAGTAGGTCTGCGGTGTTCCGCCGGTTGGGTGTGTCCCTTGCACCACCTCTCACAAGGAGGTACGGGTGCAATGCACTCATCCGTTGGGCCAAACTCTCTCGCGAGAGTATGGTCACCGTTGACCAAGACATAGCCTCTGAGATTCGGGAAAGAATCCCAGATTCCACG